CCGAGGCAAGGGTCACATGGTTTGTTCATCGAGATGAAGAAGGTTGGTGGCCGGACAAGCAATAATCAGGATTCGATCATCGACAAGTTGAAAGAGAAAGGGTATCACGTCGTAGTGTGCGAGGGAGCAGACGAGGCTTACAGTGAGTTTCTGCGCTATGTCTATGGTGATCAACCTCCTGCGTGGCTTAAGCGCTTTGTGGATCATCCTGGTAAGACCACGATGCCAATTAAAAATAAATAGGGTACAATCCGTAGAAGACAATCTGACCGAAAGGGTTGATTATGCAATTACGAACCCCTGCTCCAAAGCGAACCGGCGGCGCATTGCCCGGGTCGAACAATGGCGGCGGTGCTAAACCTGGCAGCGTACGACCGGTTGGTTCTGGCCGGCAACCCGGTACTCCTAACAAAGTTACGCTGACTGCAAAGTTGGCGATTGCTGAGTTTGTCGACGGCAATGCGCATCGATTGACCGGCTGGCTTGATGCCGTGGCTGAAGGCACACCAATGCTTGATCTTGACGGTAAACAAATTTACGATCAAGACGGCAACAAAGTCTACGTGACTCGGCCAAACCCTGAACGTGCTTTCAATCTGTTTCAAAGCGTGGTCGAGTATCATGTGCCTAAGTTGGCTCGCAGTGAAATCAGCGGACCAAATGGCAGTGCAATACCGATTGCTGCTGTCGATCTAAAGGGACTGAGTGACGTAGAGCTTGACACGATGCAGAGATTGATGAGCAAAGCAGCAGGCCAATGAACGCACCACTCAGCCCGGTTGCAATGCTTGACATGATCAAGCATGAGCGAGACCGTCGCCGAGCTGAGGGTTGCTTGTATGACTTTGTCAAGCAAAGCTGGCATGTCGTAGAGCCTGGCATACCATTTATCCAGAGCTGGCACATCCAAGAGATCTGCGAACACCTTGAGGCCATCTCATGCGGTGACATTCGGCGGCTGCTCATCAACATACCGCCAAGGCACTCCAAGTCAACCATTGTGTCGGTCATGTGGCCGATGTGGGAATGGCTGACAACGCCTGAGCAGAAGTTCTTGTGTGCCAGCTACGCAGGCAACCTGAGCATTCGTGACAACTTGAAGGCACGGCGCTTAGTGCAGTCGCCTTGGTATCAAGAACGTTGGGGCGGTTTGTTTGAACTGTCGGGCGACCAGAATGCCAAGCAACGGTTCGAGAACAGCAAGACCGGCTACCGCATAGCCACGTCACCTGGCGGCACGGCTACAGGCGAAGGCGGCTCTCGATTGGTGCTTGACGATCCACACGGTGCACAAGAAGCCCAGTCAGACGCCATGCGTGAGAGTACGTTGGACTGGTTTGACATGGTCTGGTCAACGCGGCTGAACAACCCCAAGACCGACGCAATGGTAGTTGTGATGCAGCGGCTGCATGAGCGCGACATCAGCGGACACATACTCGATGACATCAAAGGCTGGGAGCACATTTGTATCCCTGCCGAGTGGGACGGCAAGGTGCGCAAGACAGTGCTCGGTCCATACGACCCACGCACCAAGAAAGGTGAACTCATCTGCCCTGAGCGCTTCGGGCCGATAGAGATCACGGCCTTAAAGCAGCTACTCGGTTCGTACGGCACAAGCGGTCAACTGCAGCAAGATCCTGTGCCGAGTACCGGCGGCTTGCTCAAGACTGCGTTCTTCCAGCAATGGCCACACAATGAACGGCTGCCGCAGTACGAGTACATACTGCAGAGCTACGACTGTGCATTCACCGAGAAGACTACAGGCGACCCTACGGCCTGCACGGTATGGGGAATGTTCACGCACAAAGGCGAGCGGAACTGCATGCTGCTTGATGCTTGGGACGAACACCTCAGCTATCCTGACTTAAGAACCAAAGCCGTTAAGGATTGGACGACCGAGTATGGTGGCGACAACAATAATGGGGCAGGCATGCCTACTCGGGCTCGACGGCCTGATCGCATCTTGGTAGAAGCCAAGGCCAGTGGTCAATCGCTGCTTCAAGACTTGCGTTTGGCCAGAGTGCCTGCAGTAGGGTATAATCCGGGAAACGCCGACAAAGTAAGCCGTGCACATCAAGCAGCACCCACCTTGGAGCTTGGACTATTGTGGATACCCGAGTCAAAGCGCAACCCTGGACAGCCTGTCAGCTGGGCAGCGGCGTTCATCAAACAGCTTACCAAGTTCCCACTGGCCGAGCATGACGACTATGTGGATACGTTTACGCAAGCCATCATCTACCTCAAGGATGATGGTTGGTTTGAGCTGCCGCAAGCCAAGGACGTTGACGAACCACGGCCTAAGAGCAAAGACAAGGTGAACCCATATGCCGCTTGACCCTCTTGACGAGTTCTTGCCTCCACGCTATCGGTCTGCTGGTCGTAGGCCTGAGGCCAACAACGACAGAACCGCTTCTGCTAATGCGCCATTGTCAGCGTTGAGGGGTTGGGCAGCAGGCACAGCAGGGTTAGCAGGAGATATAGAAGGCTTAGCCCGTGCAGGTATCTCCCAACTGCCGCCACAACTGCTGACAGCCTTTCCTGCACTTCGTGCATTTGGCATAGGCAGTCGCGCAGATCCCACGCCGCAAATGCCAACAACCGAGTTCTACAACGAATACCTACCCGGTGCTCAGTTGAATCAAACTCCAACAGGCAAAGCATTCACTACTTCAGGCAACTTGTTTGGCGGCACAGGAACTACGACACTTGCTAAGTATGGTATTAAGAGTGCAAAGGCAACGGGCCAAGCACTAGGGCCAACCGCTGTGCGGATAGGCGAGGACTATTTGCAGCGGCAAGGTTTGATGCCCGGCGTTATTAAGCCCAAAGGTGGTAACCAATTGGCCGGTAGTTTTGAGAATTCATTGAAAGGGTTAAAAACCGACGTGCCTGCGTTTGACTTTTCTGAAGGCAGAAATATGAAACAAACGGACGCCAACTTTATCGAACAAAACTTTCCGGGAATCACTCAGGAATATTCGGACGCTTTTCGTGCTTCTGGGATGCACTCAATGGACTACGCAAAAAAGCAAATTCCATGGTTGAAACAAAATCATCCGGAAATCATAGATTCGTTGTTGACAGGCAAAACAAAAGATCAGGCACTCAATACCTGGATTGACAAACAACTGACCAATTATATTAAGAATGACATGGCCACCCCCGGAGACCCAATCCGGGCCTTAGCTGAGCGGGGTATAACCTATGCTGAAATGGCGCCGCTTAATACTTATTTGAGTGACGTACTAGGTCGTCGTCGAGAATCTGTTGGCTTTCCTGCTAAGGGTTTTGGGCAATCAGAAGCAGCTCAACGTTGGGAAGCAGCTGCTGACGAGGCTATTCATAATGCCCCTGCTAGGGAACGGCTCAATACTACTATTTCAGCATCAGAAAAAAACCTATTGGAAAACCCATGGCTAGCTAAAGTTCCACCAGAGACAATGACGTATGGTGCTTACGCTAACTCGGGACAACAGCTAGGTTTTGACCACATCGTTGACGAACTTCGTAATGCTACAGACTTAGCCAGTAGTCTGCCACCTAATTTACGTTTAAAGTCTAGTAGTTTACCACAATTAAGTGTACCTCAAGCTGTTGAGCGTGTCAGCCAGATCAATGCTTGGCGTGCTGCAGAAGCTATTAAAGCTGAAAAAGCAGGCATGATGGGCAACCTTAATGCTAATTCACGTCTTGAAGATCCAACAACACAACTATCGTTTGTTGACAAGCCTGGAATGAAATGGGTTGACATCCCCGAGACAACCGACAAGATTGGGTTGAACCTTTGCACTACCATTGGTAAGCAAGGTGGTTGGTGTACTCAAGGCGAAGGGTTAGCTAAGAGTTATGGCTCTGGGCCAAATCGGCTTACTACTTTGATAGATGCCGATGGCCGCCCTCATGCACAAGCAAAGATTACATCTATCCCCTATTCCGGGGACATCATGGATGACGTTGACGACATAATGCAAACAATGTCTGCAGCAGAACAGCGCAAATTCAATAGGTATATAGGCTCTAACGAATTTGCACCGCATGGTGACGTTGACACGGAAGAAGTATTGGCATGGTTGCAAAGCAATATGCCTAAATCTTACAAGCGCTACCTTGCATCAATCAGCGGCCCATCCAATATCACAGAGATTAAACCTGTTAGCAATGACTTCTCCAGTGCCCGTGCACTGGAGTACAAGAGTCGCGACCCACAGTATCAGAACAAGATCACAGACTCAACGTTAAAGTTCCTTAACTCTAGTGAATGGGGTACGGTAACCGATTTGGACCACTTCAACATTGTTGATTTAAAGGATACCCATAGCGTTCAGAGGGCTTTAAGAGAAGTTTTAGATAGGGACTTGCCAAAAGATCGGATTGACAAGTTTAACTACGCGGTCAATTTTAATCCTGAAGCAAATCGGTTTATGTCAACCAGACAATTTTCTGATTTTCTTGAGCCGCCAGAAGGCTTTGCCAAGGGCGGCGCAGTCCACTTTGACGAAGGCGGTGCAGCCTTTGGCGTATTCCCGCAGATGAAGCCACGCCGGGCACTGCAAGACCGTGAGGCTGCGGCCAATGCACCACTATCTGCACTCCGAGGCTACGCAGCGGGTACTGCCGGATTGCCAGGAGACATTGAGGGGTTGGCCCGTGCAGGCATCTCTCAACTGCCGCCGCAAGTGTTGGCAGCTTTCCCTGCACTACGTGCATTTGGCATAGGCAGCCGTGCAGACCCTACTCCACAGCTACCAACCACTGAGTTCTATAACGAGTATCTGCCGGGTGCTCAGTTGAATCAAACTCCAACAGGTAAAGCATTTACCGCTGCAGGCAACTTGCTTGGCGGTGCAGGCTCCACGACACTTGCTCGGTATGGCATCAAGAGTGCAAAGGCAACGGCCAAAGCAATTGCTGAAGCTGCCCCCGGACCTGCTTCTGGCAGCCGTGCAGCCCAACTTGGTGTCATCAAAATGCCTGGCGGCAACTGGTTGTCCGGCTCGGTGGAAGAATCTGTGAGTCCAATGAAACGGCGTGGAACTCCTTCAATTGCATTTAGCCAAGAAGAAGCTGATGACTTTATTGCAAGAGGTTTTGTTAGAGATAAGTCAGGAGGAGATGGTTATTATTTACCGCCTGACCCGGTCAACAACTTCATTGACAAGAAGATTGCACCGTACATCCGCGATGAAATGGCCACACCTAATGATCCGTTGCGAGCAATGGCTGAGAAGTATGCTGTGGACAAACCAGTTAGGCTGGCTGAGGTGCAAGGTCGGATTGATGCCTTTGCTGCCAAGATGGAACAAACGGCTAGAAAGCGTGGCGTGCCTGTTGAGATGCTGACCTCAATGCGCCAGCAGATGATTGGCCTAGAGAAAGAGAGAGACCTGTTGCAAGTTAGGGAGGCACTTCATGCAGAAATTTTACCAACCACATACGACATGGGACGTAAACGCAAAGAGAGAGGTTTCCCAGAAGAGGGTATGGGTGTATCTCCACAAGCCAAGGCATGGGAAAGCAAGTCTGACTCATTTATCAATAGCCTTAAAGCATCTGACCTGACCACCGGGGACTACCAAGGGGTTCAAATAAAAAATCCTTGGCTTTTTAAAGTTCCTTCGGAAACACCAGTTTATAACTTATATAACGGTTTAAATAGTGACCTTGGCTTTGACCACCTCGTTGATGAACTTCGCAATGCCACTAATCCTGCATCTGGTTTGCCTAAAAACTTGCTCATTGACCCTGCCGACTTAGGCAAGCTCACAATGACTCAAGCGGTTGACCGTGTGGCTGACATCAATGCTTGGCGTGCCACACAGAAGATAGAAGCCAACCAATTGATTGCCAACAATGCAGCTACATTCCTGCACAAAGAGTATCCAACTATTCCCGGATTAGATACCCCTAATAAGCTTGGTTTAAAGTGGGTGCAAATTAGACATGACCCAACTCTTGATATTTTACCTAAAAGTCTTAAAGGTAAACAAGAAGGTGACGAATACGTTATTCGAAATTCTAAAGGTGAATTGCTGGTTTCGCACGACAATTATACTTACGCTTTTGATGATCTTAGGGAAAATTATCCTCAGTATTTTAAGAATGACCCGCTTAAAAAGGCCTTAAAGTATGAAGGCGACGTCATGGGCCACTCTGTCGGCGGGTATGGCATTCAAGGTAACTATGGCGCAGGAGGCATAACCGCCATTCGAGAAGGTGAAGCTAGCATTTATTCACTACGTGATGCAAAAGGTCAACCACAGGTGACAATTGAAACTAGACCTGGGTACACCACCTTTGACGCATGGAAACGTGATGATAAGTCTGGACCTGAAAGAATCATTCAAATCAAAGGCTTCAGGAACAAAAAACCTGCTGATGAGTACCTACCATTCGTGCAGGACTTTGTCAAGAGTGGCAATTGGTCTGAAGTTAATGACTTGGCGAATGCAGGGCTACATGATGCCCGCGCTGCTGGTAAGGCTATAGAAGGCCGACCCGCGTTCATGACTGATGAGGAGCTCGAGGCATTTAAAGCTGAGTTTGCTCCTAAACCCGAAGGCATGGCCCACGGCGGCTTAGTCTCAACCAATTTTGACCCAATTAAAATTCAACAAATCATTGCTGGCTTAGATGATGAGTATGATCCTGAACGCATCCAGCAAATAGTTGCGCAACGTGAAAGTGCATATGCCTAAAAATACAGACCTGACCATTGAAGAAGACGAAATCGTTGAGGTAGATGATGACGAGTCAGACACCGAGGATACTGATGACGGCGGCGCAATGGTCAAACTCAAGAACGAGGACGACCAACGCCAAAAGCAAGCGCACTTTGCCAACATTGTTGACGAGGTTGACCAAGCCGACTTGCAAGACGCCGTCACCGACCTGCTAGACAAGGTTGCCAAGGACAAAGACGCACGGCAGAAGCGAGACAAGCTCTACGAGGAAGGCTTGCGCCGTACTGGCTTAGGTGACGATGCACCGGGCGGTGCGCAGTTCACCGGCTCAACAAAGGTTGTCCACCCCATGCTGGTGGAAGCCTGCGTGGACTTCTCTAGCCGAGTGATGAAGGAGATCTTCCCTCCTGGCGGCCCAGTCAAGAGCAAGATCCTAGGCGAGAAGGAGAAGGACAAGGTCGCCAAGGCCGAGCGCAAGACTGACTACATGAACTGGCAGGCTACTGAGCAGATGGTTGAGTTCCGTGGTGAGTTAGAGCAGCTCAGTACCCAACTGCCCTTGGGCGGTGCTCAGTACCTCAAAATGATGTGGAGCGCCCAATACCTGCGCCCTTGCGCTGAGTTCATCCCCATCGATGATGTGTATTTGCCCTTTGCGGCTACCAACTTCTACAGCGCTGAGCGCAAGACCCACGTCCAGTATGTGACTAAGATGGAGTACCAGCGTCGGGTCAAATGTGAGATGTACATTGACGTTGACCTTGGTTCGCCAGAAGTGCCTGACTTCAGCAAGGCGTCGATTGCCAATGACAAAATTGAAGGGCGCAAGGACACCTCCTACAATGAAGACGGTCTGCGCACCATTTTCGAGATCTACACCCACTTAGACTTTGGTGATGGGGTTGAGCCGTACATCATCAGCATTGACAAGACCAGCAGCAAGGCCGTGGCGCTGTACCGCAACTGGGAACCTGAAGACGAGCGCCGTGTAGAACTTGACTGGATTGTGGAATTCCCCTTTGTGCCATGGCGGGGTGCTTACCCCATCGGCCTGACCCACATGATTGGCGGCTTGTCAGGGGCAGCTACAGGTGCCTTACGCGCCCTGCTGGACTCCGCCCACATTCAGAACATCCCAACCCTGCTCAAGCTAAAAGGCGGTCCTGGTGGCCAGACGCTCAACGTCCAACCCACCGAGGTTGTGGAACTTGAAGGCGGAGCGCTCATCGATGATGTGCGCAAACTGGCCATGCCGCTGCCGTTCAATGGTCCTAGCCCTGTACTGTTTCAGCTACTAGGCTTTGTGGTTGACGCAGGCAAGGGCGTTGTGCAGACCAGCTTTGAGAAGCTGAGCGATGCCAACCAAGCACAGCCGGTTGGTACCACGATGGCCCTGATTGAGCAGGGTATGGTGGTCTTCTCTAGCATTCACTCGCGCATCCATAGCTCAATGAGCCGTGTGTTTAAGATTCTGCACCGGATCAACAGCGCCTACCTGACCATTGAAGACATTGAAGCGCAGGCATCTGGTTTGGATGTCAAGCCAGAAGACTTTGACGGTCCAATGGACGTTGTGCCGGTAAGTGACCCAGCAATCTTCAGCGAGACGCAACGCTTTGCTCAGACTCAAGCGCTCATGCAACGCTCGGCCACCATGCCGCAGATGTATGACCAGCGCAAAATTGAGCAATTGTTTTTGCGCACGCTGAAGATCAGCGCTGACGATGTACTACAACCCGCGCCAGGCACCGAGGACATTGACCCGGTGAGCGAGAACGTGGCTGCAGTTATGGGAACTCCTGTTTATGTTCTGCCGCAGCAAGACCACATTGCTCACCTCAAAACACACTTGGCGTTTCTGAAGTCGCCGCTGTTTGGCCAGAACCCGGCCATCGTTAAAACCTACATGTTCCCGATGGCCACTCACCTGCGCGACCACTTGCTGAACTACTATCTGACTGAGGCTCATGAGGCAGTGGACGTTGCGCAGAAGAAGGACTTGATTGAGAAAGAAGCAGAGCAACAGGTCAAGGTGATTCTCAAGGTGCAAGAAATCATTGAGCAACAGCTTAGCGGCTTTGCCCAAGAGTTGGCACAGATTGACCAAGCTGCTCAGCAGTTTAAACCTCAACCGCCTATGCCGCCAGACAGCAGCATGCAAGTAGCACAACTCAATGCGCAGTTGCAAGGCCAAGCACTACAGCAACGCACACAACTTGATCAGGCAAAAATGCAGCAAACCGCTCAACTTGAGCAAGCAAAAATGCAGCAAACCGCTCAACTTGAGCAAGCAAAAATGCAGCAAGCTATACAGGCTGAACAAGTTAATATGCAACTTGAGCAAGCTAAGCTACAACTTGAGCAAGTCAAAGTGCAGCAAGATGCACAGCAAAATGCACAAAAGATGGCAGAAGACGCTCAGCAAACAATCCTCAAAGAGCAATCAGCGAACGAGCGCACAAAGATCGAACTGCAAACCCGCTATCAAATGAACACCGACGACAACAACACAGCCCTACGCTTAGCTGCAACCGAGTTAGCTACGGGCGAGAAGTTTGCCGTCTCAACAGGTACAGGCGTCAATCCCGGCACTTGACACACAGGAGAAACCACGATGAACAATACCCCCGCAGTCCCAATGAATAACGGCGCGGTCAAGCAACAC